TACCATCACCTCATACACCTGAAGCAACAATCACAAACATTAATTCGTTCAACTTCTCATACAACGTCAGTTTTGTAAGCATGTTAGCATTCGATGCCCATATTCTTTTGCTGATGTCGCTATACACGTCTCTCAACGTCAACATATCGCCGTCAAATCCATACTCAGCTCTTCTCAGTGTGTCAATATAATACTTCTTTGGCAATATCTCAAGTCCTTCTTTTAGTGCCTGCAAATATTGTTTCGCTCTATATTTATCAAGCTCATTAAGCCAGTCTCTGTATTCTTCTGCCTTGCTTAGAACTGCATCCATTATAGCATTTAGATGTGCAACAAGACTGCCACTGTGCTTAGTATGTCTTCTGTATACATCTCTTACTCTAAAAACTGCATATGATTCTTCGCCAACATCTACTATAACATCTATTCTCAAAGCAATTGTTGCATCCACAGAATTGTGCACAACAATTCCAACATCGTTCTTCACTACAAATCCATGATACCTTGTTCTGCTCTTTATGTCCTCATACTTGTAACCTTTCTTCTCGCAATATTCTTTGACTATCTTTTCAATCTGCTCATTCGGAATCAATTTGTAATTCCTTCCTACAATAGCCAAAAACTCACCGTCTTTAACAATCGCCTTATATGGTATTGTGTCGCCTTTATACTTCAAAAACTTCTCTGCATAATTATACTCACGCTCAACTTCTCTTTCCACCTCAAACTCTACTACTAATTTCCCGACCTCCTCACCCGCCATCCTTTTCACCTCCCTTTGTTTTAGTTATAATAAAGCTTAAGGTGTATATATAGTTTTCGAAATCTGCTCGCTCTAATATGTCCTGACTTTTGGCATTTTTATAGCTCTAACCATTTCCTCAAGCTCAAGTATTCTTTTTTCAATCCAATTCAGCTGCTCTCCTATCCTCAATGACATCTCACTCTCTGGCACTGCAAATAATCTTCTTTCATTAATCAGCAAATCTCTAACTACAAGCAACCTGCACAGCTCCTTAACAAAAGCCGGTAAATCATCCCTTCCATACGTATATGTAACTTTCACTTCCTTGCCTGCCTGTAAAAACAAAAATCTATTTATGAACAATATGCCCTCATGATAATCAACCCAGTAATCTCCTTGCAATCTTTTCTCTACTCTATTTCCTACCCACTCCTCCCACTCTAAGCCGTTAAACAATAACAAACTGTCTATTCTCTTCACATAGCACTTAGATAAAAACACAGGTATTCCAACTCCAAACCATATGCCTCCTTTAAACTTTGTCAAATCGTGATACTCAGTCACAGTCCTCTCCTCGCCATTATAGCACGTATCTGATATGTAATCAATGTAATCCATCTTCTCACGTATCAAGTTAATCAAAAATTCGTCGCTATACTTATTGACTCCCAACCACGCTCTTATCTCAGCAGGCTCAACATACAATGTCATAATCATTACTCGTCTCGAAATACTTAAAGTTTGCCGTTAAACAAACAAAAAAATAAAAAATAAAAATAACACTTAATTCTTTACTGTAAATCTCTCAACTTTCCTTGATATGGCAACGTTCTGCAAACCAGCTCTCCAACTATTCTGTAAGCACCTTTAATCACAAACTTATTCAGTAGTAGAAAGTCCCTCGTCTCAAAATATTCAACTGGCCTCAACACCGATATAGCCATCCTCGGCAATCCATATCCTTCTGGGTCTGAAGTATCAAGTGCATATATTCTGTGTATTCCATCTCCATCCTTAGGCACATCAACGCTCCTAATCAGTGGCAATCCATACAGTGCGGCAACTCTTATTCCTGCATCAAGTCCCTCTGCACTCTGTATACCGTTAATACCAAACTGCACTTTTGTCTCACTCATCGGCAGGTATCTTATAAAGTTCATGTATATGCCCTGAATCTTCGCATATGTATCAGGCCCAGTCAATATTACATTCGTATTTGCACCGGCTTTCTTACACTCATTCAACAGCTCTCTAATCAACTCATCTGTCAAATCTCTCAGAGTTCCTGAATTATGCAAAACCTGTGCATTTGCCCATGTATTAGTCTGTCTGTTTATTCCGTAAATATTTGCAAGTGATGGGTCTTTACCCTGACTATCAAGTTCATCTGCTGAACCGCAAACTCTATCCACAGACTCAAACATATATCCTGCCGGTGTCTCAATATCCTTAAGTAACTGTTTATTAAGCAGCTTCGCAAATTCAACTCCCATTTCAGCTCTTACCTGATTTACACTGCCCCACACATCATCAAGTCCTACCTCAACCAGTGCTTCAACCACATCGCTAACCTCAAAAGTAATAACCTGCACCTTCGGATTTGCCTTAACTGTCGCTATCTCAGGCCTAACAGCACTTGGTAATGCTGAAGTCTCACTTATTCCAAGCGTGTTTTCAGTCGTGCTCAATCCAGTCTTAACTCTCCATCCTGACCTCGGCCATGTAGTTTTCGGTAGCATTCCAAACACATTTGCTTCCTGATTTATCTGTGCCCAAACATATGCTCCATAAACCTGATTGTAAATTGCAGTTCCAAGTCCTGTGCTTATTTCTCCTGCAGCCTTCATTATTTCAACTACGTCAGCAAAATCGACAAACGGATGCCCTGACAGTCCCATGTAAAACATCTCTAAATCTCTAATCGTTAGCGGTCTAACCCCGGTCATATCCCCTCACCTCTCAACACTTTCTTTAATTTCTCCTCAATCTCACCAACAGTCGCCTTTCCCTTCAACACGTCAGCTATGAAACTGCTCATTCCGCTGTTATCATTCTTAAATACTTCAGCATCTTTGTCAAGCTCTGGTCTCGGAGTAATAACCGCCTTCACAGCTCTCTTCTTAAATTCATACTCTGGCTCTCTCTGCACATCTGCAGGCTCGACATCAACTTTCTGCCCTGTCACAGTAGCACTTGGCTCTCTTGGCTTATTTGCCCTATCCTCTTCAACTTTCTTATTTTCCTCCTCAGGTCTCAGCAGTCTTTTTTCTATTTCTTCAAGTGCTTTCATTACAGTCTCCTGAATTCCTCTATTAACATCAACGACTGATTTAACTGCACTTGCAAGCTCTGAAACGATTTCAGTAATCTCAGATAGTTTCATCATAAGCTCATCAACTTTATTTTCCAAATCATCACTATTAACTACTGGCTCCTCTTCAATGTTAGTCTCTTCAACATCTTCTTCAAACATTTCATCCGCTTCTCTTTCATCAATCTGTTTTCTCACTTTCATATTATTAATCCTCTGTTAACTGATATATATACTTTTTCCTCATACTCCGTATTTTTTCTTCATTTCACTTACTGATTTCTTTATCAACTTCACTGTTTTCATTATGTCCCTCATGCTTTTCTCATATTCTGCCTTAAGTTTTCCACATACTTTCTTTGCTGTTTCCTCATCATACCTTCTTCTCATTTCTCTCATGCACTCATCCCAGTTTTTGAATCCTGCAAAGGGCTTTCTTATGTCAACAACATTCTTTCTCAAGTTCTTTTTCTTTACTGTCTTGCCAACATCAATCTCGCTCTCTTCAACGCCTCTCCTGTCTTCCTCTACATTATCAAATATTACTCCCAAAACTGCAAACATCTCGTCAAACTTATCAAGCACGTTCTTAACTTTCTTCTTCTCATCGTCGCTGAGCTCTCCATATCTCTTTCCGTATATCGACATTGCCACGCTGTCTCTAAATTTGTCTTTAACTGACTTGCAAATGTTGCATAATATAATGCTCTCCTTCTTCTCATAGAATTTATTTATATCTTCACCTGCTATGTTGAACTCTTTTAGAATGTCAATCACATTAGTTCCAGAATCTCCCTTAGCAAAGTAATTTATTTCCTCTATTATTGCAAACTGATTCGCAGGTTTCTCAACTACACTAATCTCAGTAAGCTCAATGTCTTTCAAAATTGATATTTCCTTTTCAACTCCATTCTCTTTTTTCTTTAATATCTTTTGTTCTCCTGTGCCACCGATAGAAAATCCCTTTATTTTTCCGTTCTTTATCATCTCCCACACTGCATCGTCTATTTTGTATCCTCTATTTATCTTCGCCAAAATCTTTACTCCATACCTGCCTGTCTCTGGATGTTTATCAATCCACCAGTTAAGAACCTTTCCTACTTTCTTATTCGAATGTCCATACACCAAATCTCCGCCTCTGTCCATGAACTTTATCATCGCTTTCCTGAGCTCATCTACTGGCACTATGTCTCCTTGAGAGTCCTGTATCTCTACACTACACCATCCTATTACAAGTCTTTCATCCAAATCAGTAATTTCTATGTCATTCATATTATTATCTCCGCACCAACTTATATTTAAAGATTTTCTCAACAATCGTATCCATACTCTTTAAGCTTTTCTCTCCTCTCATTAAAATATTGAATGAACTCATAAGCTCTATGATATGTTTCAACTATATTGACTCCCTCGACTGCATCCACAGCATCCCTAACTGCATCGTCTGCACTATCGCCCAGCCCTATTGCAGTAACCACAACATTATCCTCGACTGGCACCCACCAAATCCTGTCCTTCGCTTTAATTGCTCTTCTAACAGCTATCTTATCAAAGTTTTCTGCTTTTATTTCTTTCCATTTGATTTCATCAGTATAGACTGGCAATTGAACACTATATCTGCATCTGAGCCTTATATCCACATCATCACCCATTGCAACTCCAGTAACCACATCTGCATAATTATCAATCATCCTCGGATATGCATAGCTGCAAACATAAGGATATCTCGGTGTCGGGTCTGTAACATATACTTTATTTCCATCCCAGAATCCCTCAAATGCAATCATTCCTCTATATCCATTCTCTCTAAGCCAATCTTCAATTTTCATAAGCACATCAAACCACGGACTTTCTCCTATTTTGTTAGCAACAGTATAATTTCCGCACCACTTCATTTCAACAGTATCAAAAACTATGTCCAAAAACTCCTCTCCATTGAAAAATGCATCTACTCCAATTTCCACAAATCTATCATGCTCCAATGGCTCTTCAAGTATAAATGTCATTGCATCTCCAAACATATACATCCCACTCATCATCAACTTAAATTCTGCTTCATCTGGGCTATCTGTAGCAAACGTTTCGCAACTTCCTCTGAATCTATTTATCTTCACATACCTCTTTCCCAATCTCTTTATTCCATCAACAACTCCTGAAATTCCTTTTACAACCTCATATGCAGGTGTATCTATTCCCAATCTCTCCATCACTTTCTTGAAATATACTCTATCAAACTCAATTTTCTCAGTAAGCTCATCGCTACCAAACACATAATATCCATTCTCCCTTAACCAATCTGCCAGTGCTCCGAATCCACTATCAGTAAACACTATATAATCACAGCCTTCTTCAAGTGCTTCACCAAAATCCCACACCTTCTTTATGTTTTCAAATCCGTATCCATCAATTTCACTCTCCATGTCTGGAAATGCTCTTGCATGCACTACCGAATAATATGTCTCATACTTTTTTGCTATTCCAAATGCATGGTCTAACCCAATATTTGTGCTTATTACCAACACCTCATCACTCATTCCCACCACCTCAAATCTTTCTCATACGCTCTTATAATTATGCACCTACAACCCGGATGCACGTTATATCTGTCATACCCTCCATTATATTGTTTCAGTATTTGCTTCAATTCGTCTATCGTTACTCCTCCGGCTGTCAAATTTTCTACCTCTTTACACTTCTTACAAACATTACTATCTCCCTCACTTTTACATTTGAATTTTCTGACTCTCGTTTTTTCTAAATATGCAATTTCTCTTGCCTTATTTGCAATATTTGCAAGTTCTGTCATTCCTATCAGCTCAGCCTTACTCCTGTCCAATCCTGCCTCCCTAACAAGTCTTCCTACAACATGCTCTTTGTTTATCCACCTCTGTTGCAACACAGTTTCCAGCAGTATCTCATTAACTCTTTTCGATTGCTCATCAGTCAAACCACTATATTTCTTCCAAAAACCCATATCTATCAGTGCTTTTATCCTCTCTTTTCCATAATTCTTTATTGCTTTGTGTAATCCCCACTTTAATATTTCTAAATCATCGTTGTCAGCAATTATTGTAAACCACTCATACGGAATTTTCTTCAGCTCAAAAATTTTCTCTTTCATACTCACCTCCTCGGCATTTCGGGCTCTCCTTCAAATCTCTGCATTCTTCTGCTTGACCTCGACCTGCTCGGTTCTCCCTCTAACTTTTGCTCAGGCTCCGGTATCAATTTGCCTCCCTCGCCTACCACTCCTACAACCTCATCCATTCCTTCTGCATGCTCCTCACTACTTTCCAATTCTCCAACTCTTTCAGTATTGTCTCTTTCGGTCTTCTTTTCCAATAATGATATAAATTCTTTCAACAGTGTATCAGGCTCAATAGTTAAGCCATATTTATTTGCAAACTCTTTCAAAAACTTCTTCAATTTTTCTTCTGGCTCTAACTCTGTATACTTGAAATCAATTCCATCCTCTCCTTCAACCATTATTGGCTCATAACCAAGTCCTTTCATTCCGCTTGCAATCTGTATCCTCATTAATATTCTCTGCAACTGTGATGCCAAATCCTTTTCCTCATGTGGCTTAAGCTGTATAACCCAATCATTTATTCCAAGCTGTCTACACAACCAAGGCAGCACCTTATTATTGTATATATTCTGCTCAACTTCAATTGCTCTATTTGTTACCGTTATTTGCAAGCCCTCATTTGCCAATCCTGTTCCTGTGCTAACGTCAGCATGAAACAGTGGCATTACTCCCCAAACAGCACCTATACTTCTTCTCAACTCATTTCTATACTCTATGAAATTGATATCATCGCTCTTAAATGTAAAATCTATCCACTCAACAACTCTTTTGCTTGATTCTGTCCCTTCAACTATCAACGGATATATTGCATGCGGATTTATCCTCGCTTTCTCCATTAACCACTCCCATGCTTTTGCAACTGAATTCATGTTCCCTCTAACAACCAAAAGCCCTTTTGGCGGCCTCTGCAAATGATAGCTCATCATTATAAACCAATCCTGCTTCATCAATATCATCGCCTTCATCCATACAGTTATTACAGGTGGAAATCCATATCCTATTCCCTGTGTAAACTTCTTGAAATGCAACACCTCGCCATTTGTATAGTATAACGTCCTCCCTCCTTTGAACATCTTGAAATATGCTGGATACATTATCTTTCCGCACTTAGGACATCTAACTCCTCTTTCAACTTCTTCTTGAGTATATTCATAATGTACATCCCTATGCTCCAAACAAAATACTACTACCCTGCCATCATCTGTTACTCCCATTCTGCCATCCCTGCTCATTACAAAATACAACGTTAACGGGCTTCCTCTAATAACTTCAATCGGCTCAGCACCAATAACTCTTCCGTCCTCATCAAAATAATATTTCTTAGTTACAACAAGAAATGCATTATCAACGATATTCAAATCATAATCACATGACATCAACACATCAATTAAACTCTCATCATTCAAATTCGCATCCTTAACAAATTTTTCAAGCCTCAATTTCTCTCTATTGTCAGGTCTTCTGAAATTCTTTGAGCCACAAATTTCACACTCTTTTACCTCCTCATTCTCATACTCTGCACCGCATGCATTACATTTAACTGCAAATTTTCTTTTTATGATTATTCCGTTCCTAAACGTTTCCCAAACTATTGACCTGACAATCGTTCTTATTACATCACTGTAGAAAAACATGTCATAAGCAAACCTGAAATGCAACGGCAACATCGGCACTTTTGCCACATCATGCACTCCTACCTGCACGAAACTGTCTACTGGCCTCGTTAATAGCGGACTAACACCACTTCTATCCTCCGATTTCTTTGTCAATCCTATAGTATTACGTATCGCATCTACAAACTTCATCATTATCACCTACACACATACTTAACTATATGCTTTATTGCTACTACATTTTTCGCTTTCGTCTGGCATCATACTTAGAAATGCAACTATATTCCTCATATCATTCAAGCACTCAATTGCTATGCTACTCAAAATGCTTCCAATAAGTGCACTTGCCTCAATATCAAGCAAACACTCTGCAATTAACTCGTATTCTTCTTCATCATCATTCAGTTTTTTCACCTTTAGAACCTCAAATTTCACTCCTCCATAGCTAAATTTTTTGTTTTTTATGCTCGGACTAATCTTTACTAATCTCAATAAAACGTCTCCTGCTTCTGTTACATAAATAATTTCGTCTCCCAAACTTATCACCTCTTCTCAATCAAATCAATCATATATATCCACGTTACTGGTCTATCATCATCAGCTCCAAAGAATATAAACTTATTCACCGGCTGCAACCCAAGCCTCTCTGAATATGAGTCCCCGCTAAGCATCGTTCCATTGCACATAAGCATTATATCATTATGCTGCAACATCAAAACAGTATGAAAATGCCCTATACACATTACATCAAAATCCTCAAATATGCCACCGCTCTTCCACCTCATCGCCTTGTGTATCATTCCATAAACAGGTATATTGCTATATGCCCTTATAGCATCTCCATGCGTCAATAAATATGCCCAATCCTTTACATATGCCATGCAATACCAGTCATTCTTAGCTTTATGCATGTTCACCTCAACATTATTTGTATCAGCAAATCTATCCTCAAGCCTCTTATATACAATCTTATCCCAATTGCTCCTCTCACTACCTGCAGTTCTTCCATGATTGCCTCGCACACACCAAACTTTTATCTGTCTAAAATTCCGCTCAAGAGATTTTATAAAATTATACAGACTGCTGACAGCAATATCCACTGATTCATCTACATCCTTCTCAACATTATATCCATGTCCTCTGTATATTTCCTCGCCGTCGACAATATCCCCAAGCATAAAAATATTTAGTTCCCTCAGCTTGTGGCTTCTGTTTACTATTCTCTTCACTTTCAGTAAATTATGTCTGCATACTTCTATTCTCCTCAGATACTCATTTGTATCATAACTGTTTGTCTTTCTTCCAATATGCAAATCGCCCATCAATAATATACAACTCTCAGTCATGCAAACCTAATTATTAAATTTGCCACTATCGCAAACAACAACATCAACGCCGTGCCAAGAATCTTAAAGTATGTATTATGCCTCTCTATAACTATTTTAATACAATCAAGCTCATTATTCATCTCACTAATAATCTCACATAAAGAAGTTATTTTTTGTGCCATATCATCTATTTTCTGCTCAAGTTTACTCGTTTGCACTATCAATTTCTTTATGTCATCATGATTCGCCTCAAGCATTTTAACTCTCTCATCCAGCCTCGCAATACTATCATCGACCAAATCGTGTCACCTCCTCTGGCTTCATCTTAGCAAACCATACCACTCTATCAATAATATTCTTAACTTCATTGCATGCTCCAGCCTTCTTTTCTTTCTTCTTTACTTTATATCGTCCACTTTCTACTGCCTCACGTATTTTATCCGCCTTTCTTATTTCCTCCCCGATTTGCCTAAGCTCATTTATTTCATCATCACTTAACACATCTTTCAATTCGATTAATTCTCCTCTCTTTGCACTCTCTATGAACTTATTATAGTCTCTCGATGCTATGTCAATTAAGTTGCAAAATGCTTTTGCTACTAAAGCCTCTCTTCTTCCATTAATGAACATTCCATCAAGTATTCTGAACTCAACTCTTCCTTGGTCTATAATTCTGCTAACATTTACTGCCCTATACTTCTCGTATAAATAATCATCGTCCACTGCATCCCAATTAAGCTCATCCAGCATCATTGCATAATAACTATCTTCTCTCGATTTCGATATTGCTCCAATGTCAAACAAATCTCTTATTACACTCTCACCATGCAGCATTAATGCTTTTCTGAAATTAGTTTTTTCATCATCTGTCTTTAAGACTCGAACAATATCTCTAACGTCAACACTAATATGTGCACCAGTCTCATGAGTATTAATCATGTCCCCGTCTCTCTTACACATCTCAAGAAACTCTTGAAACCACTTATATCCCTTCTTGCCTCTCATAAAACATAAAACCAACTCACCGGAAGTTAAATTTGTCAAACTCCCATCACACACAAACTTATTGCTCTCAATTATCTTATAAATTCTGTCTTCGCCATATTTTTCAATAAGTTTTTCCCAATCTATAATATTATACTCCAGTTCAAAACTAAAATATCTACCTTCCTCACTCCTTGCCTCTTCAAGTCCCTCACCTCTACGATTCATTGACCTAAAATTTATTAGTATCTCTTGTATTTTCATTAACTTATCATCATCAAGCAACATTTTCTCAAGTTCATCTCCTGATGTTGTCTGTTTAGCTTCTCTAATTTGATATATAATTCGATTTAATCTTGTTAACGAATTTCTATTGTGCAAAATTTTTTCATGCTCTCTACTGATATTTTTAATCTCTTTAATAATAGTATCTTTGCCAAATTGATTCTTTATTGCAAATCCGTATTTCTTCGCAAATTCTTTTAAATTATCCGCCTCTATGACACTACCTTCAATTTCAAGCTCAATTGGGCTATTTGCATCTATAATAATATCTTCCTTCGGCACTTTTCTCGCCATCCAAGATATTTCCCCCATTATTCTATACAAATCTTCAAAGAACCAAATCACTTCATAAAAATCTGTCATCGAATATCTGACATTCTTATTGGCAAATTTCTTAAGATTTTCAATCAACTCATTAACAGATTTATTAATTTCATCCGCAAAATCTTTATCATCCCTTGCTATAGCTTCAATTGCCGGCTCAAATATTCTTTTTAAATGCTTGCAAAATCTATCTTCAAACATAGTATTTGCCAATTCCTTCGTCACGCCATAATAAAATCTTTCACGCAATCTTTCGTCAATTCTGTATGAGTCAAAAACAATATCTATTGCCAACTTAATATCATCCAATAACGCTCTCACATACTCAAAGTTTGCATATGGTGTAATATTCTTGAGTCTAAACAAAGAATCTTCCAAAAGACTCTCAAACGCATGTCTTCTTGATAAATCCAGCCTTACATATACTTCTTTAAACGTTTCAGCATACTCTCTTGTATATCCACGCTCCTCCCATCTTCTTTCCAACCTTTCGAGTTCGCGCCTCACCTCATCATCTTCTTCTTGTATTCTTTCCTGCATCCTTTCTTCTTCTCGTCTTCTTCTGTATTCTTCTGCTCTCTCTCTCAGTTCCTCGGCTCTTGCTCTCAATCTCTGCTCTCTCTCTTCATCAGCAACTTCAGGTTCCTCTAATCTTCTTTGACCCTCACTAACACGACCCAGCTCTCTAACGTCAATGTATAGTCCACCTCTTGGACCTCTATGCACTCTAACTCCCTCTGGCAGTCTTCCTATATCCTCCTCTCTAATGTATCTTCTAAATCTTGCAGGAACTTGCTTCCTTATGCCTCTGAATATCTTTTTTACTACTGCCTCAACCTCTTCCTTGAGTATAAACCCCGTAGTCAGCCCATCATCACACAAAACTCTTCTACTCAGCTCAATCGGTATTTCTTTATCGTTTGCCACAACATACAAAACATACTCTTTTCCACTGCATATCACTTTCCTCAATTTCGTAATGTGTCTTATTCTATCTTCATATTTTTTCTCAAACTCATCATCAGCCAATATGTAAACTTCTTCGCTCCAATCTGGTTTCGTTCCACGTATTCTGTTCACGTAATTCAGTATGCCTTCAGTGTTTTTTACGTGCTCTATAAACTCGTCTAACTTTGTAAAATAATACTGCTCAGTAAACAAATCCACAATCTCACACGGCGGATATATTCTCATATTCTCCACCATACCCAATACACCATCACCATAATTCTATAAATATCTACTACCGTCTCACAAAACATGTTCCATGCCATATACTGAATTCCAAACGGTATTGCAATCCCTATCATCTTCTTATCGCTCTAATTATTGTCTTCGCAATATTCTCCGTTATTGCAATTATGCCAGCATATGCTACAAATTGCTCTTCTACTGCTTGTTCAGTAACTGGAGCTCCAAATGCCTGCAACAATATTCCAATTATTACACCCCAAATCAGTGTCGTTATGAACTTCGCAACATCAAAACTCTGCGGGTTGTCTGTATTCAGGTGCTTTTTGACATACATCGATAAGCTATATACTACAGCACTCAATACTGCAATACCCAAACTACCCAATTCCATTCACATCACCTCAATTATTTTTTGATTTTCTAAATATAAAGATTACTCCTCAATTCATCAAGTATCAATTTAACGTATGTCTTCTTCACGAGCTTTCTGTCACTAACCATATCAACCAAAACATCTTCTCTACTGCCATTAAGTAATCCTCTTCTCATCATGTCCTCCACAACTTTCTCTGTCTCAATTATCTCTACAGCAATTTCAAGCCACCTGCCACTCTTTCCTTTAACAAATTTCACTAACTTCTTGAACTTTTCATCGATTAAGAACCTCTCAATATCCTCGTTGCTGACTTTAACGTTGTCGATTCTATAATAATCCTCTGCAAGTTCTTCTGAGTATGCACCACGCAAGTATCTGTTAAACTCATACTCTATACTTGAAACACCAAAAAATTGAGCTAAATAAACAAGCTTTTGAATCTTAAGTCTGCTATCTACTCTTTTAGTATTGTATGTTACCCCATTAGCTTTTAGTGCCTCGAGTAATGCTTTTAATGTCTTTACTTTATCAACGACAGACATAATCCTACTGCCGTATACCCGACACAGAACTCAATAATGTCTCCGATATAGCACTCAACATGTTCTCTCTTGTAGAGGAACTCAATGAACTCGTAGAATATGAAGATGATGAAGAGCAGCGGAAAAAATAGCTGATTCCTCCAGTCAACAAGTGAATCAAGCTTCTCCAGTCATCAAGGACTTCAGCTTTCATGCTCTAACCCACTCAATCAACACCATATCACACAGCGGACACTTGAGCCTCCATCCAGTTTCAGTCTCTTCGTATACTGCTCTGTGTCTCTTTCCGACAATTTTGAAGGCTTTTTCTTCCTCTATCATCGTTAAGTCTCTGACTTTACCCTTCAGCACTTCAAATCTCTCTTGTGCTCTTGTTCTGACACTTTCTCTGAACGATGTAGCCCACTCTCTGTATTCAGCTATCCAGTCTTCAACGCTTGCAAGCTCTTCGAACCCAGTTTCTCTTCTAAATTTGTTCGTTTCAACAAGCTCTTCTTCTGTTGGTATCCACTCAGGTTCAAGCGGTAGAGCTTCAAAAGTTTCAACATAGTCTTCTACACCTACATCGCTTACTTCTGATGGTGGATAGATGTGTGCTCCACAAGTGTTGCATTCAATCCATTCAATCTTGTGCTTCATTTAAATCACCTCATATCTGCACAGCTTTAGCTGTTCCAGCAGTTCCGTTTGTACCGTGTTGATCTGCCGTAGCTCCATGAGTTCCACCTGCTGCTTGTAGTGTTCCAAGATTCGT